TTGATCAGGGTAATAGGCGGCTGCGAGAGTGCGCTGCCGACTTCTGCCATAGCTCTACTTCCTTTCTGGGGGCTACGCGCTGCCCATCAGGATCGCCAGCATTTCCGGATCCATCGTGGCCGCGGCCTCGGCTTCGTCGAGGTTGGCGTAGACCGGCTCGGGCGTGCGCATCGTGGCGGGTTGCCCGAAGGGTTGAAAGGGCACTGCGCCGCGCGCCAGCTCCATGCGGGCCTTCTCGTAGGCGGCCTTCTCGGCGTCGGCCCGGATGGCGGCCTCGCGTTGCTCGCGCGTCAGCAGGGTGTAGGATTCGTTCAGATTGGGTGGCCCCTGGCGCGACGCCAGCGCGTGCTGCACCAGCGCCTGGGGGTCCACGTTATACGGGTCGTTCCGTTTGATCTGGTCTAAGGCCATCATGACCGGCCACTGCCCAAGCTGCGAGCCGATACCCTCGAGGGTGCGCTCGAGTCTTGCGATGGTTTCTTCGGTCCTGGCGGCGCGCTCGAGGGCCAGCTTGGAGGCCTGGAAGATCGGGGCAAGGATCGGATCGCGCTCGTAGTCGACCAACGGAGCGCCATTCGTCGGGTACGGCGAACTGCCCTCGTAGGTGTTGGCGGCGTGATCGGTATTTGCCGCCGTGAGCGCCTGGGCAAGCTGGGCTTGCAACTGATCGATCTGGGCCCGGGCCGCCTGGTCGCGCTGACTCCAGTTCTGGGTCAATCTTGTCATATCTTCTTTAGGAATAGCGGTATTGCGGAGATCACCCAGGGCGATCGGGGCGCCGTTCACGTCGATAACCATCTCGTCGGGATAGGCCTCACGATTCCTGATAATGGTGTTCCAGCTTACGTCAGCCATGCTATGCTCCATCTGCGGGGGAGGGGCAATCCTGGCCGGGACTCCCTCCCTACGCGGCAATGGGACTACCACTACATCTCAGGTGGTCCTGGGGCGGGCCCTGGAGGGGGCCCGCCCATCATCATGCCACCCATCGGCAACCCCGCGGGCGGTGGCGGCACCTCTTCGCGGGGCAGCATTTGCATTTTCTGCGCGGCCTGTTTGAGATTCATCAGCGCCGAGGCCAGCTCTTTGGCCACCTCCGGGCTGCGCTGGTGGATCTGACTCATGGCGTACCCTACGGTGTCCTGCGCTCTGCGAATCGCCACTTCGACGTTGTCGGGCGGTGGCGTTGCCTGGAGCGAACGGAGCGCCGCGGCGGGATCGCCGCCTGGCATGCCCCCGGCCAGACCAGCCAGGGCTTGTTGCATGAGTGGACCGCCCATCGGGCCGCCAGGCGGTCCCCCAGGCGGTCCACCGGGGCCTGGAGGCCCGGGCCCTCCTGGGCCTGGCGGGGGCGGCATGGGCGGTCGTGGCATGGTTGCCATAGCTCACCTCCTAGACGCCGTCGCCGTCGTCGCCCTCAAAGCTCGTGTCTTTCCAGTCGTTCACGTCATCGCCGGAGCCGCTGCTCTTGATCTGCAGTCCGCCACTCGGCGACGTGGGAAGATAGCCCAGCGGATCGGGCGGATCGTTCCCCCACATGGGACTGGTCACTTCCGCGTGGTGCACGCCCTCGCTATAGAGCGGCGAGGCGATCGTCACACGGCCACTGCTGCCACGTCCTGCTTCAGCCATAAGCACCTCCTGGGTTAGCGTCGGCCTTTACTCCGACTCTTCGTGCCGGTATCCCGGGGTGTACGCACCCGGCGATCACGACGGAAGCGGTCTTCGCGCATCCTCCTCACCTCCCTTCCTGGGCCTAGCGCACCATCTGGCAGGGCACCGCCAGGCAGGTCTGCATCTCCACGCCACCAGTTGCCGTGACGCCATGCTGATAGCCCAGGGGCCCACGCCACCAGACACAGCTTGCCACCTGGCGGGCGTTGAGCTGATCAATCAGCGGGCTGGTGCACCCGCCCAGGCACAGCGCCAGCAGCAGCCACTCAGGGCGTACCCTCATGGCGTTGGTCTTCCCGCGCCGCGCCGAGCGAACGGTGGAAGAAGTCCATCACGGCCTGCTTCCCCCCCGCTTTCTCGAGCGCCTGGACGTCCGCCGTCGCCACCCGGAAATCGCTCCTGCGGCCTTCGTGGACTCCCTGCACCCGGAAACTGTCCCCGTCGTGACTGATCTGGCTGATGCCGGTCTCCTGGCTCATGGGCCATCCCTCCTTCCTCGTGTGGGGGAATTGCGTCATCGTCGGTGCTGCCCTGCAGGAACGGCAGTAAGCCAGACAGCATGGCCATAGGATCGATGGGCTTGCGGAGATCCGGCTGGGCACACGGCTGGCTGCGGTCGCCAATGCACACCCGCAGTGTCACCGAGCTCCCCGAGGGCAGGCCGGTGTCGAGCAAGGCGGCGATTAAAGTAGGCAGGTCACTCACCTTCTCCCTCCCTGGCTCTTCCCCTTGGCCGCCGCTGCCAGCGCCATCTCTTGCTGCTGACGCTGCGCGATCTCCTTGTAGCCGGGGATTTCCAGCATCCGTAGCAAGTCTTCGTTGGGCACTCGGTTCATCTTCGCTAAAGCAAGATAGAGTCTCTTTAACATTGTTTTTGATTGGACTTGAAACGAGTTCGGGTCCACATGCACGGCGTACCGTTCCCACTCCATCAGCGGCGTCCAGGTGATCGGCTTCCACACTTCGTCCTCGACGAACGGCAGGAACCGCTCGGTGGTGTAAAACTGCGCCATGCGCGAGAACAGCATTTGCACCAGGCGTGTCACTGAGCGCAGCAGCAGGCGTGAGCGCAAGCGTGTCAGGCCCATGCTCTGGGAAATCTCCGTCTCGGTGAGCTCGGCACTGACGTTGCCCTGCCCCTGCTGGCCCTGGCGGGAGGGTTGAAACCCCAGCACCTCGCGCATCTTGGCGCGTAGCCGCTCGCCGTGGGTGATCATTTCCGGTGGCATGGGCTGCGGATAGAGTGCGCGCACTTCCGTCCCCTGGCGCTTCAGCACTACCTGGCCCGGCACGTCAGCGAATGTCTTAGGATTAATGCCGCTTGAACTATCAGCGAGCCAGATGCCCTTGTTCATACGGAGGGCGTTTTCCAGCACCAGCGACTCGTTCTTGTCACTGCCCCGCTGCAGCTCCTGCACTTCAGAGACCAGGCTCTGGCGTGGCCAGAAGCCGTGAATGCTCGGTTGCAGCTTGACTTGAATGAGGGGAAACGACTCCCCCCAATAGGGGCTAATGTCGTCATAGAGCACGACGGACTGCGTACACTGAATCAAGCGGCCCTGGGGGTACTTGTAGCGCGCCACCTGGCGCAACTTCTTTGTGCCGTCGAGGTCCTCGTACTCTTCGACCTTGTGCTCGAGCTGCAAGTCTCGGGTGTAGCAGGTATAGACCCGCACCCCGGTCTCGGCGCCGCCTGTGGGGACCGGGCCGCCGTAGGGATAGAGCGGCGAGGTGAGCCCCTCGCCGCGCGTCACGCCGAACGGATCGCCCCCGGAGAGGCCGTGCTGCGTGCTGCCATGCGTGGCAGCATCCGGGAGCACGCGCCGGCCGGTATCGGGCCACTGCTGGCGCACCTCGACGACATCCATGACGTCTTCCCAGATGACGTAGCGCCAGTCCTCATCGGACGTGGCGCGGGGATCGGGATAGACGCTCTGCGGGTGCCGGGCGCGAATGACAATCTCGCCCTGGCCTTGCAAGCGCCACGGCTGCCAGACCACTTCCAAGAAGCCGCACGGCCAGATCGCCGCGTCGGCGTAGGCCTCGAGCAGCGTCATGTCGACAAACGCCGCGCGCCAGTAGGCTTGCATGGCTTTTTCCACCCCGGCATCGCGGGCGCCGGTTTTGGGATCGCCGGTGACGTAGATCTGGGGGGCCGAGTCGGTGAGGTCGGAGAGCTCGTTCAAGATGAGGAGCTTCGTTTCGTTGATGTTGATGGGGGCTTTGTAGCTGGGGAGCGACTCGGGCCAGTAGGTGCCCCAATAGGTCTGGAGCCACTCGGACCAGTCACTGTCTTTGAGGAGGCGATTGCGGGCCTGCTTGGCGTCGGTGAGGAGCCCGGAGACCCAATTACAGATGATCTGTTCCCCAGGCCGTTGCCCCTGCTCGTTGGTCCGTGGGTGGGCGATGAGGGTGCCATTGGTCTCGGCCATTACGGCGTTCCTCCACCCTGGAGGCGCGCCAGCAAGGCTTGCAATGTCGCAATGGTCCGATCAAGGGACGCTGCGGGCTGCGGGCGACGGCGTTGTGCGCCGGGGCCAG